TCCGGATGATACTCCTAATACTTGGAAAACGTTAGAGGCGTTAGATCCAAGTAATAATGAGGAAGAGGGAATAATCAATAGTACTTTTTTAGATCATCTTTTGCCCGCAGTAGAAGAACAAAACATTAATACTGATGCCGATATAGAACTAGATATAGATTCTATAACCCTATATAAAGTCATTCGTTCTGATGGATTAAATTACGATCCTTACAGGGGCGTACATTATTCATTTTATAGATTTAATGAGGCATCTGGTACTTATGTTTTGTATGATTCTATAAAAGAAGAAAAAGAAAATCTGTCTTTACAAAATCGAGACAAACTTTCTGTTGGATATTATAAATATTTGGGAGAAGAAGGAGAGGTTTCTGTATTAACATATTCTTATTATAATCCAGGAATTATTAATCCTATTACTACTTCACCAGAATATGTACCTGTTGGAGAAATAAAAGACTTTGATAAACTTCAAGAAGAGCTTTTATCAGGGCACGTAACTAGAAATTTATCGTGTACTTTTGAATCTAAGATGACGCAGGATACTCTAAAACTTGATCCTTATATTCCTTTATACGGTACTGAATTTCCAAGTATTATGGAAAAAGAAGGAAATGAGATAGTTTCTAAAAAATTAACTTATTTTTATCCCTTTGTCACTAATAGAACTATCAATAATTCAGTACCACTCTCCGACAATGATAAGGACGGAATAGAGGATTCATTTAGGGATGATCTTTTCCTAATTAAATATATAATTTTAGACGAATCTGAAGAAGTTCCTACTCACCTAGCTAATGATAATTTTACCGCAAGCGTAGGAGAAATAAATACAGAGGAAGGCTCTATTTATTCTAGTATGAAATATGATTCTATTATTGATAGTGGTGACGGAGTCTCAGCATTAAATCCAACTTCATCTCTTTTTGTTAGGTATAATGAATTTTATAATATGCCTCAAGGATTTACAGTAAAACCGGATTTCCTTAAAGATCAACAGGATGTTTATGATTTTTATGTTCGTAATAATGAAATTTATCGATTTGAATCTAAAACTATAGGTAAAGGAAATTCAGATATTGAGGTTGAAATTCGGTTAGTAGAATCATATTCAGGAAAAAATGATACATATTCTATAACTATATCTAGGTATGACTATTATGAATTCTTTGAGGGACCTCTTGTAGATAAATTTGGTGTAGAAAGATTAGATCTCCAGGTAACCCGAGAATCTAAACTTGTACGATTTAGTGTACTTTCTTCGGAAGAACCTGAAGAGGGTTGGCCGGAAGGAAAGTGGGAACTTAAGGGTGCATGGGAAGAAGAGAGTCGTCGTTTGGATGTAGATTATTCTTTAAGTAAGATGTGTGAGAGTCTTCAAGATTTTCCTCCAGATTTTATTCTTGTGTCAAATAAAGATAAAAATTCTACTAACGATTATAGAATTTTAGATTGGACAAAAACTTTGAATTGTCAGGCTCTTATTTCTAATAATTCTGAAAATTATAATACGAACGTTCTTTCAGAATATGATAAAGAGAATAGACTAATGTACTTCTATAATTCAATGGAAGTGGATGGAGAAGGTCGTCCGGGATATTATATATTCTTGAAAAACCTACTTTCTAAAGATACATATCTTCCTAGTGTTATAAAGGTTTTTTATAAATTTCCCGGAGATAGTATTGATTTGAATGATGAAGAATATGATTCGAAAATAGAAAGACTTTATAAAAATCTAGAAGAATATCGGTCTAATTATCTAAATTCTAATAATCTGATATATTATTACGATTATCTTTTTCCCGGAAGTCAGTACACTACAACTCCTTTGGTACGTTTTGTAATTTCTAAGGTAACAAGAGAATTAGAAAAAAATAAATGGAAAATTATTGGAAAAAAATCAGATCAAATAAATAAGTCTGTATTATATCCAATACTTCAGAACATTAAAGATAGATTTTCCATAATTCGGTCTATAACTGTTGACAGATTTGTAGTAGACGGAATTTCAAGAACAGTCGAAGCATCAATAACCACTACACTAAGTGATATAATTTCGAGTGATGTGAGCTTCGATATAATATTAAATTATAGTAAACTTAATAATTAAAATTTAATTATGGCTATTAACAATAATAATAAAGTTGCTCAGTTAGTACGTGACGGTAAAGACCTAATGTACTTCATTGATTACTTGAATTATAGGGACAACAACAAAGAGTTCCTTCGTGGCGATATGTGGGAGTTCCATATGGATCACTCTCCTAAGATCGTTTATTATCCTGGCGATATGTTAATTAACACTCGTCTTAATTCGGTACAAGTGGGAATTGATTATTCAACCACTGGTATTGAAAAGAGAATGCGTGGAGGTTTCACTATCTCCCAGAGAACGAGTCAGAATACCTCTGGTACTCTTACTCTTCAATTTGTAGATCGTGAAGATACTGCTATTACTTTCTGGGTAACTGACTGGAGAAATAGAATCTCTGATATGGATACTAGATATTCATTCAGAAAGGATGACCTGGTTGCAGATTGTAGTTTAACTATTACTAACAGTTCTCGTGTAGCTGTTAAGAAACTTTATTTCTACAATTGTCTATATCAGGATGCTCCTATCAATGAAAATGGCGATGAAGCCAGTGAAACCGATCGTGCTGATGTAACTCTGACGATGAGTTTTGAGCACTATCACAGAGATGAATTTAACCTTTAATTCTTTTGTGGGAGAATTATATATCTGTACATATATGGTTCTCCCACTTTTATATTATGATTCAGTTTAAACAAAAAGAATATAGTTATGAAGATCGACATGTATTCTTATCTTTTCTTAGTTCTTTAAATGGTTTCTTATGCAGAGGTAAAAATCTTCATTGGGCTGCTAAAGGAAAAGATATACATGAATATCTAGATGATCTCCATGAAATTATTGGAAAATTTCAAGATGCTATTGCTGAAGGTTACATGGGAATTCTTGGACAAATGGGTCCCCTTGATGTTCAGTATGTAGAATGCGGAGAAGATGATCCTATGAGATATATAGAAAATTTAATCTCAGAGACATTAACTTTCCATAAAAGAATTCCAGCCGGAACGGAATTTAAGGGTATTTCTGGAGAAACTGAGTCCTTTATTCAGGATTTGCAAAAATATAAATATTTATTTGGATTATGCTAATACTTAGAAATTTTTCTCTAGAAGATTATGAAAATCTTTCTGATGAGAGAATTGCAAGAATGACTGACTCTCAGAAAAAAATGCTTTTAGAGGATGAGAGGAGTAAGGCCCGGAGAAATACTTCGAAAATTGTAACCGAAGCCGCTGAAAAGGGGGCTAAGGAAGGAAAAGTTCGCGGAGGAAAACGCGGCGCTTCTTGGGGCGCCGGTATAGGTGGAGGTCTCGGTCTTGCTGCGGGACTACTAAATAAAGCAAAGCCAGTTCACACTGCTGGTGTTGCTTTAGCTGGTGGAGCAGTAGGAGCCGGACTTGGATATTTTATGGGTAGATCTTCAGGAGCAACTTCTGGCAGAATAAATGGAGCCATGGAAGGAAGACGCACTGCCAAAGAAGGCGGACATGACGAAATTGATGTTCTTACTCGAAATGCTAGAAAGCTAGACGATTATGCTAGAAGACACAAGAAAAAAGATTCATGGGAACTTGATGTAAGAAAGCAACTCAAAGAAGAGAAGAAGGCTGCTGAAATTGCTGCTGCTCGGAGAAGGGCTGAGGAACTAGAGAGAAGACGTGTCGCTGCTGAAGAAAGAGCTGCACGAGCAAGAGAGCGCGAGGCTGAAGCAATATATGAAAATTCTAGGACCAACAGAGAAAGATTAAGAAATGAAGAACGTGAAGCCCGAGATCGTGCAGATGCAAGATTAAGAGCTATGGAGTGGGAAACTGGTTTCAATAGAAGAAAAAGAAATATTGATTCACTAATGTAATATGAAGTTTAGGATGAAATTTCCTTGCTCTAAGTGTGGTGCATGTTGTCGGAAGATTGGCGAGATCTATCCTGAACTTGAAGGTCCTGATGGGTCTTGTATTTACCTTTCTTCCGACAACTTATGTACTATATATCCGAATCGTCCTCTCTTATGTAATGTTGATAAATTTTACGAAGAGTGCCTAAAAGATCGAATGAGCAAGGAAGAGTATTATGAACTTAATCTTAAAGGATGTAAAAATTTGCAGGACGATGATAAAATTTAGAGAAAAATATTATTCTACGATGGAAGAAAATATGCAGACCTATCATTCTTTTCTTGATTTTGAGGAAAGAAATGGTCTTCTTGGAGATTCTCCCGTAATGTATCTTAGAAATATAGGACATGGTTTTTCTCAGATTGCATTACTATATTCTACTAAAGAAAGTGGAATTACAGAAGCTACAGGAATTTTCTTAAAAGATCGATTATATCAATTTACTGCAGCTCCGGAGTCTTGGCCCCAGAATAATGATGGAATTATTCTTAGTCTAGTGGGATATGTAGGAAATCTGAAAAAAGACATATTAGCAGATCTTAATTATAGAAGAAAAGATGCTAATATATTACAAGCAGAGTTAGACTTTTTAGCAGAATAGTAGTATGAAAGTTTTACGTAAAGGAAAACCTCATGTAACTTCCAAAGAAAAATATAAACACATAATTGGAAATAATGGGGAGGATATTCAAGAGTATAGTTCAAGTAGCTCCTATTCGAAAACGTTTGCAGAGCCAGGAATAATGAGGATGATGAAAAAAGAACTTGCTAAGCGCGAAGAGCGAAGAAATAAAGAAACTAAGAAAAATAATTAAATAATATGGAAATTAGTGTATCACTATTGCCCAGTGGGGGATACGGCTATGCATTCCCCACTGTTAGAATTACTCCTCTAAATTTTTTAGGAGTTTGTCAGTATATGGAAAATTATCCAAAAGATGATCCATTAGGTTCTTATCTTTATGATCTTAAAGCACTCCAAGAAGATGATCCAAATGTTAAAGAGTGCTATATTATGGATGTGGATTTTCTAATTTTCTATAAAAAGCTTTGTACGGTTTCAGAGGATATGTCTTATAAAATTCAAATTAAATGTCCTTATTGTGGAAAACAGATTACAAAGAAAATTACTTTCTCAGATGATGTTCATTTTAAGAAAATCGATGAGAAGATTATGAGAGGTGCAAATATCAAGTTGGGTGGACATGATTACGAGACAATTGTACCAACTGTCAACGATTTTATGAAAGTATTCTCATTATACTTGAAATATAGAAAGGTGACAGACATTAAGATGATCAAAACAATGGCTCTTGTCAGAAACTTTGATTATCAAGCTAACCAGGTTGAAAATGATGTTATGGGAGCTACCCACTCTGACATCACTCTTTTAATGGCTCTGAGGGACTTATATTACGATCGTCTAGAGCCTGTAATGGTTGAGTGCCCCAATTGTAGAGATGAAAGGGGGGAAAGGAGGGAGGTGGCTGTGAGCGTTGATTCTCTCATAGTCGATTTCTTTCGCGAACTCTATATCAACTCACCAATTGATGCATCTAAAATTATATTTAAATAAATATCTTAAAGCAGATAATATTGAATCTTACTCTCTCCGATATCTAATAGATTTAAAGAGTGAATATGAAAATTTCCTAGATCTTACTGGAGGATATGACCCCGACTTCCCCAATGTAAATATTGGAGATAGAAAGAATGGTCAAAAAATTAAAGGAAAAAATAAGATCCAACTCGAAAAGGAATTTAATGGAGAAGAAAATAGTTTTCCTGATGAGTTTGGAAATGTGAGTTATCAATCTAAACCTGCTTTACAAAGACCCCCCGAAAGAGAAGAATCTGGTATGGAAGAAATTTTAAACTTACATAGATAAAAATGCCAATAAACCAATCTTATGGGCGAGAACTAGATAAACGGACGAAGGAGCTTGAAAAACGACGCCCAGGAACTGGTTCTCAGGCCCTTCAAGAACAGCAGCTTGCACAGACTCAATTGCAGGCTATTCAAAACGAAAGAAGGAGCAACTTAATGTCAGAACGAACGGAGGCAGCTGCAATGGCACAACAGAATCAATTACTTTCTCAGGCTGCGGAATTAGGGGTATCGAGTTCTACCGCAGCTACTTTAGGAAAATACGGATTAAAAACGCCCCCTAAAGTTGGACCTCGACAAGGAAGAGAGGTTAAGGTAACTCCAAATAATATAACTATTATAAATAATACTGTTAATCAAGCACCTCAAGCTCCTCCTCAGGGAAATGGGAGAAACGGTATTGATCCGGCAGTTAAATTTAAAACTTGGTTAACTAAAGTAAATCTTCAACAAGCTGAGCAAGCGGCAAAACGAGAACGAGATTATGCTAAACGAGAATCTAGCTTAACCCGTTCTGCCAACAAAATGCTTAAAAGAATTGAAAAAGTTGGATCAAGTGTAGCAGAAACTTTTAGTCCTAAAACCTTTGGACAAACTATTGGAAGTCAATTAAAGATGTTCCTTCTTATCTTTGGTATGCAATTCCTTACTAAGTATTGGGATAAAGTACTTAATGGAATTGATTGGATAGGAAAAACATTTAATAATTTCGTTGCTTGGCTCGGTTTTGGAGAAAAAGGTGCTGCTGAAGCTAAAGCAGGTAAAGGTTTAATCCCTACAATTATTAGACTTCTTGGAGGTGATCCTCAAAATGAAAGCGTAGCAGACGCCTTCAAAAATTCACTCAAGGCTGCTTTTGATCATTTTGCACTGAAACTCGAACACATGATGGAAGAGCGAGGTGCTGCAATAAAGAAAGTTAAGTTTAATGCAGATCTAAGTGGTTTAGGGGGAGGAATTCTTGGGGGATTCCTAAAAGATCTTGGATTAGAAAATCTATTTAAAGGAGTTACTGATTATCTTGGTGATATTCTTCAGGCACTCGTTGATCCTAGGGCGGGTACTGTAAAAAAAGTAAGTAAGAATATTCAAAAAAAGGGAATGGAAGGGTCTTCCCGTCACATGAATAAGACTCAATTTGAGTCTGAGTCTTGGGGAGTAGACAAAGGAGACCTAGCAGTCCTAGATAAAAGTAATAAACATAGATATGGTCTTATTTCTGGTGCAGTAGATAAACAGGGAAATCTGACTAGTAAGAAGGGTGGACAGATAAGTCAATCCCTAGATATTATAGGTGCCCTGAGGGATGCACAACAAACTGGATATGTTGATCCGGCCCGATTTTTAGCTGGACTCGAACGTATGCAGAATAAAGCTAGAAGTTCTGGATTTATTGCTGTCGACTATGAATTCCTTACTACATTTCTATCAGTTGCTGATATAAAACGTTTAACTCAAGCAAAACACATTAGAATTAAGCGTTATAAGATAGTCAAAGTAAAAAAAGATAATGCATATGGATCTTTAATGGATTATGCCGCCTCTGCAATAGGAATGGGCGAAGCAACTGAAGGTATTCTCGGACAGATGGGGGATTATGCTGGTCAGGCCAATAAATATGCAACAGACATAGGAATGCTTGCTGCTGGGAAGAACATGGGTGGGGTATTTAATGCTGCCACTAAAGTTTCTTCTGTGGCCGGAAAAGTAGGAAAATTTGCAAAAGTCGCCGGACCTTATGGACAAGTAATCGGACTAGCATTAGGTGTTGGTACTGCCGCAGTAAAAGATCTCATGGAGAATGATAATACCCTTGAGCTTGTTCCCATTGAAGATCCAAGAGAAGCCTATAAAGGAAAAGTTGTAGATCTTTATGAAATTGATGAAACCGTATTAAAACAGATTGCTAGAAGTTTCGGTGCAGAAAAGTTCGATACTTCAAACGAGAAATTAATGACTCAGGTAAGAGACTTTATGTATCGAAAGGCGGGCGGTGTTAATGCGGTTAAGAGTCGATATAAAGGAAGAGGATCTAATGAGTCTATAAATATAGGTAAGGAATATAAAGAAATACATGACTTTGATAGTAGAAGGGCTGCTTTCAGAGCACAGGAAAATAGTGATGAGTGGAGTCAAAGGAAAGCAAGATCTAAGGCTCAAGTTAAAGAGATAAAAAATTCTGTAACTGAAACAGCCGAAGATATTTACACTTCAACAAAAGATTTCTTTACTAAACCTAACGGTGAACACGAAGTTCTTTATGATCCGGCTCAATATGCTAATACGGGAAGCTATGGTAATGGTTATGGACCTAGAACTTCAAATGTTACTAGCGTAGCACAACCTTATAGAGTTCCTCCTACTCCTAAATATGGGGATATTGATTTATATTCAGGTCGTGGGCCACTAAGATCTCCTTTGTCAACTGAATATACTTTCTCAACTGAAGCGGCGGCAAAAGAAGCAGAAAGACTTTGTAAGTTAGTAATTACAGATGATCCTCCCAGTAAGTGGGCATCTAAGTCTGCTACTGCTAAGGGAAAAAGTTCTTACTTAGCAACTTATACAAGATTAGCTGTTGCTAAAGGTCTTGGGAAAAATGATCTTCCCGAAAGACCAAGAATACCCTGTGAGTTTGCCGATATATTATATAAATATGGATTTGCTCCTATTGGGTGGAATGGATACTCTCCCAAGAAGGGTGATATTTGTGTTTTTGGCCCAACCCCTAATTATTCTGGAGGTTATTCCTGTATATATTCTGGATCGAAGTGGATATCTGATTTTGAACAATCAGAAATGTGGCCCTCGGATGAGTTTAAATCTAACAGGAGCGCTACTATATTTAGACACCTAAAAACTATTTCCGATAAGTCTTATACTGATCTCCTTAAGGACCAGTATGATGTTGATGCTGGTTATGGAGGGGCAGGATTTATCGACTTCAATGGAGATGGAAAATGGGATACAATGAAAACTGAGGACGGCTCATTCTACAAAATTAATGAAGATGGTTCTCTTGAAAAGCTCACAGCTGAACAAGTTAACTCAATGTGGAATAGTAATTCAGTGTTTGCATCCTCAACTAAGTTTGGTGATAGTGATTCTTCTTCTTTGACGGGGTATGTTGGAGGTACTGGCCCAAGTCATTATGACGCTTGGACACTATCTAAATCTGGATTTGGTTCTAATAAATGGGCAAATGCCGTTATGGCTGTCGGAGCTTGGTATAAGGCTCATGTTTCTGCCTATAGAAATGCAAAGGCTTCTGGCTGTCAGATTCTCGGAGGAGGTTATTATCGTCCTGACTGTTCTGGTTTCGTATCTGCATGCCTTGTATTATACGGAATTCAAGTATATGATCCTAAGAGTAGTAGCGGTAATGCTGGTCCTTGTGCTAGACATTTTTGTGGACTTGAGCCGGCCGTTAGTGGTTCTTTAAAGGCAAAGATGGAAGAGGGAGGATTTACTCTATACGAAAGAAGAAATCTTCCAGGAGGACTTCAGCCTTGGGATATTCGTGCAAACTATAAGCATATTGAGATTTCAGCTGACGGTAAGGATATGGTATATAATGCTGGATCCACTCGAGCTATAAAAGGAATGCCCAGTAATGATAGTCCTTTCTCAGCAAAATATACTCACGTTTGGAGATGTACTAGTACTCCAAGTCATGTTGGTAAAAACTCTATTCTCGATTCTAGAGGAGACTCTACTTTTGAAGCTTGGAATGCCCCTGCCGGAGGTGGTGGCGGTGTTACCCCAGGAAATTGGGGAGGATTCGGAGGAGGTTCCTTTGGTGGAGGCGGCGGTGGCGGTGAATGGACTGGCCAGGCTGCTGGAGGTGCTCCAACTACTGGAGGAAAAATTAGTTCAGAACAAGCAAAACAAAATGCAATATCCATCGTTAATTTCTTAATGAGTAAGGGATTAACTAAAGAGCAAGCCATTGGTATTGCTGGAAATATCATGGGTGAAAGTGGATTTAACCCTTCTGCAATTGGAGATGGTGGAACTTCTGGAGGATTTGCTCAGTGGCATGCTGGAAGATTTGCAGCTCTTAAGAGATTTGCAGCCGCAATGGGAAAAGATTGGAGGGATCCACAGGCTCAGATGGAATATTTATGGCATGAACTCAATACTACTGAGAAAAATACTTTAAATAAACTAAGACAAGCTGGAAGCATTGAAGAAGCTTCTAGAGTTTGGGGACATGAGTTCGAAAGATTCCGTGGATATCAGAATTATGGTACTGCCGAATATGCTAAAAGAGCTGGATTTGCTAGGTCTGTTGCAGAAACTTACGGTTCATACGGAGAAGAAAGAGGAATAAACTTTGCCGGAGGAAATGCTGGAGCCTCTTCTGGTCAACAGCAATCTTCAGGAACATCTTCTTCAGGTCAAGCTGCAAAAGAAACGCCTACTGTATCTGCAAAAGAGGGGGAATTTATTACCTTCGATAAGAATTCAGTGAAGAGGATAGAGGCCATGGCTGATGATCAATTAGCCGCACAAATTTGGTTAAATAATGACTCTATTCGAAAACAATATGCAGGATATGGTTTTGAAAAGTGGAAAAAACTTGTCTTTGATAAAAAATCTAGAAGAGAAAAACAAAAGTATTTAGTTGAAGAAGAAGGTAAAAATATTCTTGAACTTACTTCAACTTCGGATCTTTTAGTAAGAGAATTTGGCTCAGGAGTAGATTCTGTTTCTGGATTAGGAAATATTCTCGGAAAAGATATGCCCGAATGGGTGGTTGATCCGACTACAGGAAAAATTACTGAAAAAGGCAAAGCATGGTTTGCTAGTGTATATGCTAAACTTTCTCCATCAGAAAGAAAAGATCTTGCTTCTAGATTACAATTAGAAAAGGATTGGAATACCATAAAATCAGAATCCTATCATGAATATCTAAAGGGAACACAATCTGATGAAGATAAAGAAGGATTAAATGATATCTTTTTTGGTACAGGTCTTGGAACAAATTCTACAGACTTATTTAAGTATGATCCAGAACTTGCAAGTAAACTTTTATATTTATTAAAGATAGGAGATAAAAAAGGTTTCCTTAGTGCAATTCGAAATACTGGATTAGTTGGTGGAAGAACTGGAAAAGTTACTGATGTTTTTGCTCAAGACGAAACAGCTGAGGATGTTCTTTATAAAACTCTCTTTGGTGATAAACACTCAAGTTCACTTATGGGTGAGCTTGCAAGTAAAGCCTTTGCGTCAAAGCAATATGAGGAAGAACAAGAGAAAATAAATAACATTGTAAGCAGTGACTCCTTTAAGAAGTTCACTAGTCTTTTAACGGAAGAAGACTTCATTAAAGGAAATTATGATAAACTAGGAGATCACGAAGCAAGTGATGTAATTGGACATTATGTTTATTCTGGGGGAGAGACATCGGGCTTTGCTGTAGATAAACAAAAAATCTTACAAGGATTTACTGAGTATCTAAATGCAATGTATGATGCTTCTAGAAGTAAGTATGTTCAACAAAATCTTACTAATGGCTTTGAAAGTATAGAATCAACTGATACTGCTATAGAGGCATTTGAAAAACAGCAGAGAAACCAGAAACGAGCTGAAATTAATCAGAAAAAATATGACTTACAATACCGGAGCGATCATTGGCAAGAAGATTATGATGCGAGAATGCAAAACGATCCAAAATTCAGACAAGAAATGCTTTGGAAGTATGGTATTGGTCATGAAGCTAATGAGTCATATCGTCAAGGTCAGAAAGGTCAGGATGAGGTTAAAGCCCTAAATGATCAAATTGCAGAGCTTAATAATCAGCTTGACGAAGTTAATGGTAATACCGTATTCCGAGATGCTAAAGCAATTAAACAGAAATTCTTAAAAACAAAAGAAGCAGCGGCAAACGGAGCAGCAGTTGATCCGGAAGAAATAAGAAGAATAGACTTATTTATGGAATCCGGAACAGAATACTTTGATAGAGTGTTAAACGAAAAAATAGCAAAAATAGACAAAGATCACGAAGGAGACGAGAAATTTAGTGAAGAAGATAGAAAAAAGGCGATAGAGGAAGCTAAATCTGAGCTAAGAGAAGATACTAAAGCCAGAGGTTCAGAAGCTTGGGATGCATTAACTAAAGGAATTATAGATGGAAGTATTTCTCTTGAAGAGGCACGAGTTATATTAGATCAACAAGGTATAAGTGGAATGGTTACTAATGAACAGCTTCGTAACATAAAGAAAAATAAAAAAGCCGGAGCACAAGCACAACAAGTAGTACAGGAATATGATGAAAATGGAAATCTTGTGACTAAATTCTTAGGTGCTGATGGTAAAGAGATTATGGTAGAAGATGATGTTCGAGACGAAGAAGGAAATTTAGTAATAGATAAAAAGACTGGAAAAGTTAAGAAAAAGAAAAGAGGTTTAACTATAGACGATACTGAGGAGATTCAGAAATATATGCAAAATGCTTCTATTCTACAGGGAGAGGGAATGGATAATAAGGGAGTAACTATGAAAACCAAGGAAGGAGATGAGCTCGAACTCGTTAGACTTGCCGATGGTACGCAATATTATCTTGATCCAAAAACTAATAGATTAGTAAATTCAGATGGAACACCTTCAGGATTGATGTTAAAGGGAGATGCTTCTAAAGTTGAGCGTGTACATATGTCTACGTTTATTCAGGATCAAAATGTTAATGCGAGATTAGCTTCTAAAGAAGGAATTAATGCTTATGGTGTAAACTTTAATAAGGATAATAGTTCTGTAGATACTAAGCAGTTTGATATGTCCAAATATGAGACGAAGGAGGAAATGATGAAAGGTCTTATAGAAGTATTTGGTGATTCTATTGGAGAAGGATTTAAGAAAGCAATGGAAGAGAAGTATGAAGAAGATGCAAAAGCTAAGGTAGAGGTTTCTACAATTTCTGCAAATGGTACAAACGATAAGCTTATACAGATTTCAAAGAATGGACAAGTTGAATATCAAGTCGATGGATCTTTAACTGATAAGGCCCTGAATTCTGTACAGCAGCGTGCTAAAGAGCTTGGTTTCTATTCAGATGCTGCTAAGACCTATGCTGAAAACTTAGAGAAAGAAAAGAAAACTCGTGCTGAACTTCAAAGAAGACTTGCCGAAGGATCTCTGACACAAGAAGCTGCTACTAATGAGCTTCTACTCGAAATTAAGAATGAAGTAAGCTTAATTAAGACTAAAGCTAATGGCGGTGATATTGATAATCCAGATGAAGATAAGGACAAAGATAAAAAATAGAGTAGATTATGAGTAAAAATGCAGAAAATTATTATGAAAAAACAATAGAGCCCGAAATTGAATTGCCTAAAGGGTTTTATTACGATATACAGACTAAAGATCCTGCCACTCGAATTTCTCTTCATCCTAACACTACTATAACTGGATATACTACAGATATTTTCGATAATGATTCTAATAGTTCAAATCCTATCTATAATACCGGAAAAGCTAATATGATACCTATCTGGGAAGATTTTAGTGATAAAAAGAAATATTATCCTTTGGTATCAACTAGGCGTTTTGGAAAAGATAGATCAACCCCCGAAATTATAAAATGGTTTCATCCGGAAAGTGAAGAAAATTTTCCCGATGTTTTTAAAGCAGACGGGTCGAGCGGACGATGGCTTGTCGAGGGTATAGGTCAATATACTCCAAAAAATTATCCTTATGCAAAAGAAGCGATATGTTCTGCTATTCTAAATGAAGATTTTAGGGTTAGTATTACTAATAATTTTTCAAAGCTTGGTGGTGATCCTTTAGGAGATATCATTAATAGTGCTAAATCTGCTTTTCCTTTCATGGAACAGGTTTCTGCTTTTCTGAAGAAACTTTCTGAAAAAACTTCTGAAACAAGCGAGAATTGGAAGAAAGAGGGAAAAGAAACAACTAGAATTGATACTTTAGGTAAATATCTTAACCTAGCTTCGAATTGGGCTGGAATGAGTAAAGCCATTATGAATCGTGCTATTGTTTTTCAAGGAGCAAGGTTTAGTTACTACGGCGGAACTGGAGTAGCCTTTGATAATGTAGCTCTAAATTATACTCTATTTCCTTATTGGGATACAGAAGATTTAGATAGTAACGGTATTCCAAAATTTAAAACTATCTATGATCAACTCGAGGTTATTCTTCCTTATGTCATTGGTGATTTTGTTCCTTTAGTCTTTGCAGAAGTTGTAAAAGAGAAAGGAGATAGTAAAGCAATTTCTTTCTTAAAAACTCTTGATGCAACGGCAAAGGGAATAGCTTCTTCATTTGGATCTTGGCAACTTCCTCCTGCTGGATTTGAGGCTGCTGTTAAAGATATTGATGTAGTACAGAGAGGAACTTTGAAGTTAAAAATTGGATCTTTATATTCTATAGATAATATAGTAATTACTTCATGTAACTTCACTCTTTCTAAACATCTCATAAAACACCCGCAGATGGTACACTTAGAAAATGATATTGAAGATGCATCTCAATATCTTACTCCTGCTTTTTGTGATGTTCAACTAGGTTTGAAGCCCGTTTCTATGCCTTCTAAGAACTCACTTCTCAGATTTATGCGCGGTGAAGGAACTGTTTCAGATAAGAGAGATGTTTATGAAAGACACATGAATAGGTTAGCCTACTTAGAAGATAAGGCTAAATTCTCATTAGAAAAAGAAGAATTGCCCGCTAATGTAACTAGTGAACGATTAGGAGAATTAGAATTAACGGGTGGCGATGCTTTGAGACAAAATTTAAGTGTTAATGATCCAGTTAAAATTGCAGATCTAAATATTTCTGGCGTTACTTCTGTCAATACTCCTTAATTGTTTTAATATTATGTATAGAAGAAAAAATATTTCTGCTGATAAATATGGAATAGAAAATTATATTGAGGGGAATGATATATATAACAGTAAGTTTTTTAGTATGTTAGCAGCAGACCCTTCAATTGAAAGAGTACCTTATAGAATAGAACAGTATGAATTTCGACCAGATCTTATTTGTAAAGATTTCTATGGATCACTTGACTATTATGGATTATTCCTTTTAACTTGTGGAGCAGAAATAGATGACTTCTGGTTAGGAAATACTATATATTTAATTCCAAAAGGTACTTTAAATACATTTATAGCAACCGTATGATTAGATATCAAAATATACACGGATACTCTATAAATTTTACTCCATGGCTTGATCTTGGCTATCGTTTAGTAAGTGTTGAACTTAAAAATACTTTAGGAGGAGAACTAGCAGGTGGAACAATTAGGTTAGTCGGTTCTCAGAGTAATCTTCCTTCTCTGGAACTTAGAGAGAATCTTTACTCTGGGACCGTCTCTATCCTAGACTTAGGGGTAGTTGTAAAAGAATTTAAAGTTTTTTTCATAAAGAAATCCTATAAAAGAGAAGAATTATCTCTAGATTTTGTTTGTATACCCGATCCTAAGTACGTACGAGATCTTCATACAAAAACCCATGTAGGAAATTTACGTAAGATTCTAGAAGATATTTTTATAGGCTCGGATGATTTTCTTGATATTAGGTGTGATTCTGATATACAGGGAACAATGAGGTTATATCAATCTAGTCAGTCTGATGTAAGTTTTTTAAAAGATATTTTAAGTGGATATCGAAGAAATAGTGTTTTTGGATATTCTTGGGATAAATTAGTCTTAAAAGAAACTTGTACTCCAGAAGAAATGAAAAGCGCAGGTATAATTGAAGCATTAACAGAAGAACAGTCTCCTGCATCTAATTCTTATGACAAAGGTCTTTACAGTGTCCCTAAAAATTTATGGGAAGAAGGTAAAGATGATTCTAGAGTAGGAGAAGATTATACTGATAGACAGGCAATTAACGTTCGCGCTTCATCTATTATGGATGGAAAAGTAGAATATATGGGAACAGACTATTATAATATGATTAATAATTCAAAAAAGAATCTTGTTAATCTAGGGAGTGATTATTTTCAGAAACTTAGTGTATCTTTAAAAACTTTCCCTAAATATCAAATAGGGGACGTAGTAAGATATTATAGGACAGATAATCAAGTTTCTGATATGATTTGGCCCTATGAATATTATATGGTATACGCCAATAGAATGTTCTTTTCTACTTCGGGTACTGGGGTTACTGATCCAAAGGCTCCAAAAAATGTTGGAGACTATACTTTTACCACTATCCTAGTGGGACTAGAAGAAGATGGATCTATAGCTTTAGATAAAACAGAAGATCAGGATCCTACAATTGAAGATTCGGGGGATCCCAGTTATATAGAAAGTACTAAAGCGAACAGTTTTCTTAATGATGTTAAGGGAACGGTGAAGCAACATCTACCAAAATTAACTGAAGAATTCTTAAGAAATTCTTTTCAAACTAATGAATTTTTCAAAAATAGTCCCGATCTTCAACAAAGTATTTTACAATTTAGTAAAGAACAGGGACTTATTTAAGAATATATGGAAGTTTATATTGGAGTAATAACTAGATTGCTGGGAGAAGAAGATGGGAAAGACCCAGATCTTTACCAGGTTGAAGTTGATATTCCCGAACGCGGAAAGGGGTTCAAAGCTTTTCCTTTAAGAGGAGAGGTGGATGAACCCCGCGTTGGGGATGTCGTCGTTCTGAGAGAACTGGACCCTAAATATCACTCATATTTTTTATATGAAAAACTTAAAGAAAATGGTTTTATTGGTATTAGGGCGAGGGGTAAAAAAATAAAAATTACTCAGGACGAAATAGAAATAGGAGTTTATAAAGATGATGACTCCTGGTATGATACGAACGATGAAACAAAAGAACCAGAACTGGATTGTTTTGCTTCAATAAAGATAACCGATTCTGGAGAAGTTATTATAAAAGCTAATAAAATTTCTCTAGAAGGAGAAAATCTTAGTATGAAGGGAGGAACTCTAACATTAGGTGCTGGAGCTAAAGCTCTCCCTTCTTCTAAGGGAGGACCATTTTGGTGTGGTGGACCAGTTGCACCTAAAGCCGGAACACCGATGATAAGTGGAAATACTATAAAAGTAGGTAAATAATGGGACTAATGAATATGAATTCAATCATGCCTGAAAGTATGATTGACGAAATAACAAAGAAAATGGCAGAACTTGAAGCTGAGTGGGCAAAACCTAAACCCGAAGATCCATCTTTGCCTCAAATTCCAGGTTATTCTCATTACATGGATCTTACTTTACATAAAATAGAAAAAGCTCCGCCTTTGTTAACAGACGAGGATCAAAGATTTACTCCTGTTACTTTTACGGAAGATAGACTTACTGAAAGAATTAACTGGTATAAAAACCAGGTTTTCGAAAGTGTAACACAGTTTTTGCTTTCTCAACATCCAGAAGATTTTAATAGAATAACTGATCTTGAAATTCGAGAAGTAGGAGAAACAAGTAATGGCTCTGCAGAAGATCTACACAAGCTCAATCAAGTTAATTATATGTTTCTTAGAAAACTTTGGGATCCAAGTGATATTCATCTATATGTTTCTTGGAAAGCAAAATATAAATATCTTGTAAAAAAAGAAAAAAGAGATGATGTAAAGATGTCAGATCTTACACTTGGTCCAGAAGGTTATTCAGAGGGTTCCGCTTCTGTCAAGAGTGTTAAAGCTGAATCTCGGGGAAGTAAAAAAGAAGAGGGCGAGATTGTTATAAGTTTTCCAGTAAAAGAATATGAAAATCTCACTCAAAGTATTGCAATTGATTACGTTGCTGCATTAAATCTATCAGGACTTAAATTAAAAGCGGAGATTGATGGATCCTATATCACACAAGAAGGTGTAGTTTTATGGGGAGATAGTAGTAAAGGCAATCCAGTATTCTTAATTAATTACTATAAACCGGCTATGTCTGAGGTTGCAATAAAAAAGGCTGAAAGTTTAGCAAAAAGTAATACAGCAAAAATAGAAGACATGAAGAAAGAAGCTGATAAAGTATATTCTGAAACTATAAATTCAGCTAAAGGAATCTATGCTCAATTACGAGAAGAACTTAAACTTTATTTTAGCGATCTTAAGTCTGAATGTACTAAACTTTCTAATGTGGCCGGAGATTTTGCTAAACAGGTTGCAAAACTTCCTGCTATGTCTATAGTAACTACTCCAACTGGACCCGGAGTTGCAGTGAATGTAATTTTTGGTGTTACTAATATTCTTAAAAGCTTTGCGAATCTAATGACAAGTAGTATTACTACTATAGAAAACTTAATGAAAAAACTTCAGTTTGAAAAGTTTTCTTCTTGGATTCCTAGTCTTAAAGATATATACAAATCAACAAAAAGTTTACTTGCACTTGCAAAAGTTGAAATATCAGTAGTAGAAAAATTAATATAATATGTTAACAAGATTTGTATTAAGCACCGGAGAAATAACAGGAAGAGTTGAACGATATGTGATGGATTTATTTCATATGCATCTTCATGTTTATAAAGGTGATATTCCACTTAGCGATTTTGGATTTAATTCTAATTTCGGTGATGTAAAGAAGGACGAACTCGTAAAAGTAGTACGAGAAAAAGCCGTTGAATTATGTAGAGATATAGCTGGATTAATCTCTGGAATTAATTTAGAACTTGAATCTGTAAACTTGGTTAGTGAAGATCGTGCAGTTTTATCGATTCGAGTAAATGACGAAAGACAAAATTTTGAGATGAATATATGAAAACTCTTAACGACTATATTACAGAATATTCCGATATAGCTAAGAGACTTGGATACCAGGGTGAAAGTATAAATCTTCTTACTCAATTTCTTGCTAATGCTTCTTATGTAAGTGAAGTAGAAAGTATGGCTTATGCACGAGAAGCTAGTATTGATAAGGCCCTTCAACTAAATTCAAAGATTCAGCATTGTATGAATGATATGTATTCAGTTTATAGGGGTCACTGTCCTAGAGTTGTAATGTCAGTTAGATTTCTTCGTCCAGTTTCTTTTATGCTTTATGATGAAATTATTAGGTCAGGAAAATTTTCTGTATATTATATAGGGCATTATACAAAAAGTGAAAATCCTGACGAAGAGACTGGAGAATATACTTGGACCTATAATCTAAGCCCTCTCATTAATATAAATGAATTCAACAATGTTTATTATATTGTAGGATTCTTATCTCCGAATAAATGGACTGCCAAGAATATAACTAATTTCTATGATAATTATTACATTGAAAGTCCGGCCGACGCTATAAACTTAAGTAATGATGTTTGTGTCTCTATAGATCGAGGAGGAATCATTGATCATCCGGTCGCTAGTAGAGTTTTCGCAGACCACATTAATGACCCTAAGAAAAATGTCTTTGATCTTACAACTACTGATTATGGTTCAAGAATTTATTTTATCGATTATATTTTGAACGAAATAGAACTTAGTAGTACTTGGGATCCATCGACCGGAAGTACCAATGATGGTTCCTCGAATGTAAGTGCATCAGTAACTTTCTATGAATATTCTAGTCTTGATGGTTATAATCTTTCCGAGCTTCAAAGATTACAACTTAAGGGAGCAGAATTAGTTCCCTTTGCGATAGAAGAAGATAAAACATTTCTTTATGGTAAGCAAGGATATCCAGAAAGGGGATTAGTGTTCATTCCAGAAACTTCGAGAGACATGCTAACAACTATTCATTACAAAGCTAATAGGAGTAGACATCTTAGCACTATTCTTAGAAGTAATTCTGACATTGGGCATATCTTAGAAGAACTTTTCCCAGAGAAAGTTCAAAGTGGAAAAACTTATTTTGAATTTGAATCTTATGGGGATGTTAATAGATTAATGATTTATTATATTCCTGTAGGTCAATCTTTAACGGCAGAAGAAATAGAGACGTTCAAAGAGAAAAGAACAGCCTATTATGTAGTAGATAAAGATTATATTTCTGTCATTGAAGGAATTAAATGGAAAGCAAAATTTAATATTTCTCTTGAACTTTATAAGAATACTGGAGAAAATTATTATGATACTATTAAGGAGAAATTGGAAAACTATGAATATAAATTTAACATAGAATTTTCCAACGAACTGATAAATGAAATTAAGTCAGAGCTCGCAAAAATACCTAATGTAAAGAACATATTAGAGTTTAATCTTAGTTTCGAAGATGCAGTTGGTAATGTAATAAATTCAATCTCTGAGGCTGAATTTCCAAAATCTGTGTATTATGAAATTGAGTC